CTCGGCTTACGATAAATCCGCTGCGGATTATGCCGTGGCTTTCATTGAGAACCTCTGTCATACCAAAGGCACATGGGCTGGAAAGCCGTTCGAACTAATCGACTGGCAGGAGCAGATAATCCGAGATTTGTTCGGAACGCTGAAGCCGAACGGTTACCGACAGTTCAATACGGCATACATTGAGATACCGAAGAAACAGGGTAAATCCGAGCTTGCCGCCGCTGTTGCGCTGCTCCTTACCTGCGGCGATGGAGAGGAACGAGCCGAGGTTTACGGCTGCGCCGCTGACAGACAGCAGGCGGCTATCGTGTTCGATGTGGCAGCGGATATGGTACGAATGTGTCCTGCGCTCTCAAAGCGAGTGAAGATTTTAGCATCGCAGAAGCGGCTAATATACACACCAACGAACTCGTTCTATCAGGTGTTGTCCGCTGAAGCGTACAGTAAGCACGGCTTCAATATCCACGGAGTTGTGTTTGACGAGCTGCACACCCAGCCGAACCGAAAGCTGTTTGATGTAATGACGAAAGGCTCCGGCGACGCCCGAATGCAGCCGCTGTATTTCCTTATAACCACCGCAGGAACGGACACTCACAGCATTTGCTACGAAACGCACCAGAAAGCCAAGGATATAATCGAGGGTCGGAAAATCGACCCTACTTTTTATCCCGTGATTTACGGCGCAGATGAATCGGACGATTGGACTGACCCGAAAGTGTGGAAGAAAGCCAACCCGAGCCTTGATATTACGGTCGGAATAGATAAGGTCAAAGCCGCTTGCGATTCCGCAAAGCAAAACCCCGGCGAGGAGAACGCTTTTCGGCAACTCCGCCTGAACCAATGGGTAAAGCAGGCGGTGCGTTGGATGCCGATGGATAAATGGGACAAGTGCGCATTCTCCGTTGACGATGACGAACTGGAGGGGCGCGTCTGCTACGGTGGGCTTGACCTTTCTTCTACAACAGATATTACAGCTTTTGTTCTTGTGTTCCCACCGCTTGACGAAGATGATAAATACATCATTCTGCCGTATTTCTGGATTCCAGAGGATAATCTGACCCTGCGTGTAAACCGCGACCATGTTCCTTATGATGTGTGGGAACGACAAGGTTATTTGCAGACAACCGAGGGTAATGTAGTGCATTACGGTTTTATTGAAAAATTCATCGAGAAACTCGGCGAACGTTTCAATATCCGTGAGATAGCCTTTGACCGATGGGGCGCAGTGCAGATGGTTCAGAACCTTGAGGGCATGGGCTTTACAGTCGTGCCGTTCGGACAAGGTTTCAAGGATATGTCACCTCCGACAAAAGAACTGATGAAACTGGTGCTTGAACAGAAAATTGCCCACGGTGGTCACCCGGTTCTGCGTTGGAACATGGATAACATCTACATTCGCACCGACCCTGCCGGAAACATCAAGGCTGACAAGGAAAAATCCACCGAAAAGATTGACGGAGCAGTCGCTACTATTATGGCGCTTGACCGGGCTATCCGTTGCGGGAACGACCACGGGGCGAGTGTGTATGATGACAGAGGGCTATTGTTTATATAGTTGTGTGCAATTCCCGTTGAAAATCAAAAGTTTTTGCATTTGATAGCAAAGACTTGATATTTTCAAAAGTTTGTGCTATACTAATGCTAATAGGAGGAATGTGCCATGATAGGATCCCACGAACTGAAAAAACGAGATCGGTATCTGAAAAAGCTGATCAGTTTTCAGGATACCGAACCGGTTAAGGTAATTACAGGCATTCGACGCTGCGGAAAGTCCAGCCTGCTAAAGCTGATGGTCGCTCATCTCAAGGAAATCGGCGTTGCACCGGAACATATCGTAGAGATGAATTTCGAATCACACGATTTCAGAAATATGACCTCAGATGATATATATGACTATGTAAAAGAGCGCACTGTACCCGGCAAGCGTATGTACCTTTTTTTCGATGAACTGCAAAGAATTGAGAAATGGGAGGACGCCATCAACGCTTTTCGTGTGGACCTGGATTGCGATATCTATGTCACAGGGTCAAATGCTTATCTTCTTTCATCAGAATACTCCACTTATCTCTCCGGACGGTGCGTGGAAATAAAAATGCTCCCGTTGTCTTTCAGAGAATTCCTGTCTTTTCATGATTTTGAGGTCAGGGAAACACAGAGCGCACTTGGAGGACTTCACCGACAGGTATTTGATAAAAACGGCGAGAGATACGAACTGCGGGAAGTCTTTGACGCTTTTATACGTTTCGGAGGAATGCCTGGTATTGCCGATGTAGGTCTTGACCAGGAAAAGGCACTGACGCTCCTTGACGGAATTTACTCCACTGTCGTGGTTCGGGATATTCTTGAGCGTGAGAAGCGGCGTGGGCAAAGACAGATTACAGACCCGGTGCTTCTTCGTAAAATCATTCTGTTTCTTGCTGACAACATTGGAAGCAGCGTTTCAATCTCATCCATTGGCAATACCCTGATGAACGAGGGGCTGCTGGAAGATGGTAAACGGAAAGGAACTCCGAGCGTACACACGGTTCAAGCGTATGTAAACGCGCTGATGGAAAGCTATTTCTTCTATGAAATAAAACGGTTCGATATCAAGGGCAAGGAGTACCTTCGTACCCTTGGCAAGTATTATATCGTTGATATCGGGCTTCGGAATTATCTGCTTGGTTTCCGAAACCGGGACAGCGGACACGCGATTGAAAATATCGTGTACTTTGAACTTCTGCGCCGTGGTTACGATGTAGCAATCGGTAAAATCGATAATGCCGAGGTAGACTTCATTGCCACATCTGCGGATGACAAAAAGTATATCCAGGTCACAGAATCCATGCAAAGCGAGGACGTTCGCAAAAGAGAACTCGCACCCTTGCAGAAAATCCGCGATAACTATGAAAAAATCGTTTTGTCACTTGACCCGGGACTTGATAATTCATACGATGGAATTAAGTCGGAAAGGCTGATTGACTGGCTACTGGGCGAGTAAGCAATGCGTTTTTTCACTTGATGGCATAAACTTTTAACAATCAGCAAATTTCAAGCATCTGTCTATGGGCAGGTGCTTTTCTTATGCCAATTTTACGAAAGGACTGACTACATGAAGATTTTCAGCAGCTTATTTCATTCCAGGGACAAGCCCAAAAACAGCACAACCGGCAGCGCCTACCGCTTTTACATGGGCGGTTCTACCGCAGGAAAGAACGTCACTGAGCGCTCTGCAATGCAGATGACCGCCGTGTATTCCTGTGTTAGAGTGCTGTCGGAAGCCGTGGCGGGATTACCGCTGCACGTTTACAAATACCGGCCGGACGGTGGCAAAGAGAAAGCAATCGACCACCCGCTCTATTTCCTCTTGCATGACGAACCGAATCCCGAAATGACCTCGTTTGTTTTCCGTGAAACGCTTATGACGCACCTGCTCCTGTGGGGCAACGCATACGCGCAGATTATCCGCAACGGAAAGGGCGAGGTTATTGCTCTGTACCCGCTTATGCCGAACCGAATGACGGTTGACCGAGATTCAAGCGGAAATCTGTACTACAAATATTATCGAGGTTCAGACGAGGCAATCCGCAGCAAGGAGTACGAGGTTATTCTTTCCCCATACGATGTGTTGCATATTCCCGGACTTGGGTTTGACGGACTTGTTGGTTACTCGCCGATTGCAATGGCGAAAAACGCTATCGGGCTTGCAATTGCGACCGAGGAGTTCGGCGCAAAGTTCTTTGCAAACGGTGCAGCGCCTAGCGGCGTCCTTGAACACCCTGGTACTATAAAGGACCCGACAAAGGTTCGTGAAGCGTGGCAATCGCAGTTTGGCGGAAGTTCCAACAGCGGAAAGGTCGCTGTGCTTGAAGAAGGCATGAAATACACGCCCATCAGCATTTCCCCCGAGCAGGCGCAGTTTCTTGAAACAAGAAAATTTCAGATAAACGAGATAGCTCGAATTTTCAGAGTGCCGCCGCACATGGTCGGTGACCTTGAAAAATCGAGCTTTTCTAATATCGAGCAGCAGTCGCTTGAATTCGTGAAATACACCCTCGAACCCTGGCTTGTGCGCTGGGAGCAAAGCATGATTCGTTCGCTCCTCACCCCAAGCGAGAAGCAGGATTATTTCATCAAATTCAACGTTGACGGACTGCTGCGCGGCGATTACGCAAGCCGCATGAGCGGGTACGCTACCGCAAGGCAGAACGGTTGGATGTCCGCAAACGACATTCGGGAGCTTGAAAACCTCGACCGTATTCCTGCTGAGGACGGCGGCGACCTTTATCTCATAAACGGCAATATGACTAAGCTTGCCGATGCGGGCATTTTCGCATCTACGAGTGGAAAGGAGGATAATTCTAATGAAGAAGTTCTGGAAGTGGACGAACAGGATAGTGAAGAACGAGGAAACGCAGGAACAGCCCCCGGAGAGAACGCTGTTTCTAAACGGCACTATCGCAGATGAAAGTTGGTTTGACGATGATGTCACACCGCAGATTTTCAAGGAGGAACTGCTGTCCGGCAGCGGAGATATAACCGTCTGGATTAACTCGCCCGGCGGTGATTGCGTGGCGGCAGCACAAATCTACAATATGCTGATGGACTACAATGGTAATGTCACGGTGAAGATTGACGGCATAGCGGCGAGCGCGGCAAGCGTTATCGCTATGGCAGGAAATAAGGTGCTGATGTCGCCTGTTTCAATGCTGATGATACACAATCCTATGACAGTTGCGATGGGCGACACCGCCGAAATGCAGAAAGCAATTGAAATGCTGTCCGAGGTCAAGGAAAGCATTATGAACGCTTATGAAATCAAGACGGGAATGAGCCGTGCGAAAATTTCTCACCTCATGGACGCAGAAACATGGATGAACGCAAACAAAGCGATGGAACTCGGCTTTGCTGACGGTATTCTTGCCCGTGAAGAACCTATGGAGGAACAGCCCGCTAACGCTCTGATGTATTCCGAAGCGCAGGTGGTCAATTCCCTTATGGGCAGGATTGCTGAAAAATGCAGGATTGCACCGAAAACAGAACACAAGACAAAAGCTGAGGATTTATTTTCTCGGCTTGATTTAATCAGAAATTGGAGGTAACATACATGACTATTATAGAACTGCGCGAAAAGCGCAACAAGGCGTGGGAAGCCGCAAAGGCTTTCGTTGAAACCAAGCGTGACAAGGACGGGCTTCTGTCAGCAGAGGACGCCGCTTCTTACGCTGAAATGGAACAGAAAATTAAGGACTACGGCGCTGAAATCGAGCGTATGGAGCAGATGGCGGCTATGGATGCACAGCTTTCCAAGCCTACGTCAGCACCCCTCACCGCAAAGCCGCTGAACGGTGACAAGCCCAAGTCCGGCAGAGCAAGCGATGAGTACAAGGCGGCGATGCTGAACGCTCTCCGCACGAATTTCAGACAGGTGTCCGATGTACTTTCCGAGGGCGTTGACGCTAACGGCGGATACCTCGTTCCCGAGGAGTACGACAGCCGCCTTATCGACACGCTGACCGAGGAGAACATCATGCGAAAGCTGGGTCACACTATCACCACCAGCGGCGAACACAAGATAAACATCGCCGCCACCAAGCCCGCCGCAGCGTGGATTGACGAGGGCGGCGCACTGTCTTTCGGTGACGCGACTTTTGCGCAGATAAACCTTGACGCGCACAAGCTGCACGTTGCGGTTAAGGTGACCGAGGAACTGCTCTACGACAACGCTTTCGGGCTTGAAAGCTACATAATCGAGCAGTTCGGAAAGGCGCTGTCCAATGCGGAGGAGGACGCATTCCTCAACGGCGATGGAGTCGGCAAGCCTCTCGGACTTTTCTCCGATAAGGGCGGCGGCGAGGTTGCTGTTACTGCGGCAAGCGCTACTGCTATAACCGCTGACGAGATAATCAACCTTGTGTACTCCCTCAAGCGCCCGTACCGCAAGAATGCAAAGTTCATAATGAACGACCAGACTATTGCGGCGCTCCGCAAGCTGAAAGACAACAACGGTGCATATCTCTGGCAGCCGTCCCTCCAGGCGGGCGAGGTTGACAGGCTGTTCGGCTATGAGGTCTACACCTCTCCGTATGTTCCTGCTATCGCCGCAGGAAAGCCTGTAATCGCGTTTGGCGATTTCAGCTACTACAATATCGGTGACCGTGGCACTCGTTCTTTTGCGGAACTCAAGGAGCTGTACGCAGGCAACGGCATGGTCGGTTTTGTCGCAAAGGAGCGCGTTGACGGTAAGCTGATTCTTCCCGAAGCCGTGCAGATTCTCAAAATGAAAGGTTCCGGTTCGTAATGAATGAACTGCTAACCAAAGTCAAGCAGAACCTCATACTTGAACACTCGGCGGACGATGAACTCATAAGCGGGTTCATCACCGCCGCTGTTTCTTATGCAGAGAGTTATCAGCATATCGAGCAGGGCTATTACACAAAAAATCCCATGCCGCCCACAACCGAACAGGCGGTAATAATGCTGTCCTCGCATTTCTATGAGAGCCGCGATGGCTCGACTGGCGGCTTTTTCGGGGACAATGTTCAGGCGGGAAAGCAAGTGTGGGACACCGTAAATTTGCTGTTGCGTTTGGACAGGCGGTGGAAAGTATGAGTTTTGGAAAGATGAACACGCAGATACAGATAACGCAGAAAAGGGTCGCGCTCGATGACGAGGGCTTTCAGACGGAATTCAATGTCGTTGTAGCAACAGTCAGAGCCTATCGTGAGGGACGGCACGGCAGCGAGAAATGGGCGAATCGAGCCGCTTTTTCCGAAGCTACTGACCTGTTCCGTTTTCGCACCATTCCGGGAGTGAAAATCTCCACAGATATGCGGCTTATCTGTGGAGGTTCTGTATTTGAAATAACCTCTTTTGAAGATGTGAAAGGCAGAGGAATGTATATTGAAGCGCTTGCAAAGGAGGTGCAGCCGAGTGGCTAAAACTGATGTTAAAATGCCAGATGAGTTCCTTGCGAGAATTTCCCGGCTTGGAGCGCAGACCGATAGCATTGCCGAAAAGATGTTGCAGGCGGGCGGCGAGGTCGCTCTCGCAAAGGTTCGGAGCAATCTGAAATCCGTTGTAGGTTCGGGAACGAAAAGCAAATCCCGTTCCACAGGTGAACTTGAACGTTCGCTCGGTTTATCTCCCGTTATAGTCGATAAGAACGGAAATCATGACATCAAGGTTGGATTCTCCGAGCCTCGCTCTGACGGGTCAAGCAATGCTAAGATAGCGAATATCCTCGAATACGGCACAAGCAGTCATTCGGCGAAACCGTTTCTGAAACCCGCAAAATCCGCTGTGAAAAAGCAGTGCGTGGAAGCAATGAAATCCGTATTTGAAAAGGAGGTCGAGGGGCTGTGAGCCTGCTTTCAGAACTCTCTGCGATAGCCAAAAAGCTGAAACTCCCGGCGCAGACTTCTGTGTATTCAGGTAACGCTCCGGACGAATATCTGGTGTTCACTCCGCTTTACGACAGTTTTGAACTTCATGCTGACAATGCGCCGACCGCCGATGTGCAGGAAGTGCGGATTTCTCTGTTTACGAAAAGCAGTTACACCCGTACTGTGAGCAGGATTGTAAAGGCTCTGCTCAGCGCGGATATTACCGTAACCGCCCGAAAATATGTCGGTCACGAGGATGACACGGGCTATCATCATTATGCCGTTGATACGGCGAAAAACTATGAAATGGAGGAGATATAAATGGCAACAATAGGTCTTGACAAGCTGTTCTACGCTGAAATCATCGAGGACAGCGACGGCAACGAAACCTACGGAGTTCCCGCTTCGCTTGCAAAGGCGATTTCGGCAGACCTCTCCGTGGAGCTTGCGGAAGCTACTCTCTACGCCGATGACGGCGCTTCCGAAATCGTCAAGGAGTTCAAAAGCGGTACGCTTTCCCTTGGCGTTGACGATATAGGCAATGACGCGGCTTCGGTTCTGACGGGCGCTACCATCGACAGCAACAACGTGGTCATTTCCACCAGCGAGGACGGCGGCAAGCCCGTGGCTATCGGGTTTCGGGCGAAGAAATCCAACGGAAAGTACCGCTACTTCTGGCTTTACCGTGTGAAGTTCGGAATTCCGTCAACCTCGCTTGCCACAAAGGGCGACAGTATCACGTTTTCCACACCGACCATTGAGGGAACGGTTCTGCGCAGAAACAAGCCGGACGGCAGCGGAAAACACCCGTGGAAAGCGGAAGCCACCGAGGGCGAGAAGAACGTTCCGGACAGCGTAATCACGGGTTGGTACAAGTCCGTATATGAACCAACATTCACGGTAAAGCCTGCTGAAACAGGCAAGTAACGGAGGTATGAACAATGACGAATGAACGCAGTTCTTTAATTGTGATTGGTGGCGAGCAGCATGAGATGATTCTCACCACTAGGGCGACAAAGGCTATTTCGGCAAGGTACGGCGGTTTGGACAATCTCGGCGACAAGCTGATGAAGTCCGAGAATATGGAGATGGCTCTGGACGAGATAATCTGGCTGATAACTCTGCTTTGCAATCAGAGCATTGAGATATACAATCTCAAAAACAGCGATAAAAAGCCGTTTCTCACCGAGGACACTGTGGAACTCCTCACCTCTCCCGGCGAGCTTGCCGAGTACAAGGACGCTATCACCGAAGCTATGCTGAAAGGCACAAAGCGCAATGTGGAAAGTGAAGATACTCCAAAAAACGCAGTAACAGCCGGGTGAACGACGCAGAACTGTTCACCCGGCTATTCTATTACGGAACGGCGCAGCTGCACCTCGCTTCGGAAGAGGTGTGGCTAATGCCGTTCGGCTTTCTGATGGATCTGTGGGAGTGCCATAAGCAGTTTATTGGAATCTCCAAACCTAAACGTGAAGCGGATATTGATGTGGTTGTGCCGATGGGGATTTGATTGGAAAAGTGGTTGAAAAAAGTGGAGGTGCGTGGTATAATGGGTTTATAAAGGCAGATAATCTGCCCGATAAATCGGAATTTATGAAGGTATATATGTTGACATATTCTATTATTGTTTTTTCAGCAACAGTACTTTTGGCAGTATTCGGTGCAATTATTTATAGTGGCAATACAAAGCTGATACACTCTTACCACCAAACAAAAGTAACCGATAAGAAGGAATACGGCAAGGCTTTCGGCAAGTCCGTGTTTGTGCTTTCAGCAACGACATTGCTTAGTGGTATCGTTGCTTTATTGGATGATTCTGATATGATTGCAATTGTCGCTGTTGCAATTCTTGTTATTGGCATAGGTATTGGTATTGGCTGTATTGTTGCAGTGCAAAAGAAATATAATAAAGGCATTTTTTAAATGCCCATTTGTAGGGTTGTTTATCTGTTGAGAAAATCGGAATTTGCGGAGGTATACGAAGATGTACGATTGCGGTTTTACAAAAGAGAATAGTTGGTTTCGATATCGTGCCGGAGCAATTATAATAGAAAATGGCTGTGTATTGTTTGCGGGTAATGAGAATGAAAACTACCTGTATTCCATAGGTGGTGGAGTTCATATGGGAGAAACGGCTGAGGAAGCAGTAGTGCGAGAAGTGTTTGAAGAAACGGGAATACATTATGAAATAGAAAGGTTGGTAGTTATCCACGAGAACTTTTTCAGTGAGAATAGCGGGACATTGAAAGGATTAGATTGCCACGAAATTTCTCTTTATTTCTTGATGAAACCAAGAGGAACACAAGAGCTTAACAGCAATAGCACAACGAATGGGGTAAAAGAAGAAATGCATTGGATACCCATAGAAGATTTAGATAAATATAGGGCTTTTCCAAGTTTTTTGAAAGATTATCTCAGCAAAGAGCATTCCGGAATAGAGCATATAATAACCGATGAAAGATAACGTCAAATTCAAATTTGAATATCAGTAAATTATGACCTCTCAACAGAGGTTACAGTGTTTTAATAAAATCCTCCAAAAGCCTTGAAAATAAAGGATTTATCGCAA